GATGCTGGGTTCAACATTGAGTCACACTTGGCTGAGCAGGCTGGTAACGGAATCGGTACCGCTGTGAACGCCAACCTGACCACGGGTGATGGATCTTCCAAGCCCAACGGTATCGTCACTGCATCCTCTGAGGGTGTTGTTGGTGGTACTGGTGTTACTGGTGCATTCACCGCTGACGAGCTGATTGACCTGGCATACTCCGGTGTTGATGGACTCGTTCGCCGTCTGCCCGGAACCGGATACATGGCATCTGGTCAGGCTATCGGTGCGATGCGTAAGCTCAAGGACACCGCAGGCAACTACCTCTACCAGGTTGGCGTTGGACAGCCCGACACCTTCGCTGGATTCGATGTAATCGAGAACCCGAACATTGCTGCTCCGGCTATTGACGCCAAGTCTGTTCTGTTCGGTCACTTCCCGAGCTACAAGGTGCGTATGGCTGGTGGGTTGCAGGTTGCTTCCTCCGCTGACTACGCATTCAACACTGACACCGTGACCTACCGTTTCACGATGCGTGTTGATGGTGACCTGACTCACGCGAGCCACGTCCGCCACTTCGTTGGAGGCGCAAGCTAACACCAACGCAGAAAGATTGATCCCCCGGTGTCGTAGGTTCGCCGGGGGATCTTTCTTGTTGGGTGCTCGAATAACTTATTGAGTATCGTCCTGTTTTTGGGCTAGAAACTCGCCCACAGCTTTAGCGATTGCTTGGTCTAATTGTTGGAGCTGTTCCTCTGTTGGGAATGATTCTGTATTCATCGTTCTCTCCGTTCTAGTTTGCGTTGATAATGTCGTAGAACTCCTGGCTGAGCTTTACGCTTTCCCTAATGAACTCGCTAGCTGGAACCGTCTTGACTGTCCTAGTCTGAACCTCATCGGTAGACCAGTCCTCGTCTTGTCCCTTGTCCTCTAAGAAACCGATGTTGTAGTCCTTGCCCACTGTGAGCTTGTCTGCCCGAGCTTGCTCGTGGAACTTGTGGATGTAGCCTGCTGTAGCTACGATGTTGGGGGAATATACTACGAATCGCTCGGTTCCCTGTCCGTCTGTAATGTTGATCATGTACTTCATTGCTCTCTCCGTTCTTTGGGGTGTTGCTTTGATGACTCTAGGCTACTAAGTAGCCAGCAGTTTGTCTAGTCCATATCCAAAAAAAATACAAATATTTTTGACACCTAAATCACCACAAAAAATTGAGCTTCGTGCAATACGATAGCTGGGTGCTCCCAAACCTGATTATCCCTGTGCTAAACCGCTATGACCTGCTACAGCGGATGCTCGACACAGTGGACTACAAAATCTCGCACCTTGTCCTAGTAGACAACTCAGACAACCTCACATCAATCCGATTCCCAGAGAAAATCAAGAATGTACACTACATTCCGTTGCCAGCAAATCTAGGCGTAGCAGGATCCTGGAACCTCGGCATAAAAGTGCTTCCCCACCACGATAGATGGTTCTTCGCTTCCAACGACATAATGTTTGCCCCAGGGGATCTAGAACGGTTGGCCACAGCTAAATCAGACGAGCTTACTGTGTCCCATACAGAACCGTTCTTTCAAGCCTTCGCTGTTGGCGAGGAGGTAGTACGCCACGTTGGGTTATTCGATGAGTGTTTCCACCCAGCATTTGGGCAAGATATTGACTACCTGCGGCGAACACAACACCAGGGGTTTCAGATACAACCGTTATCGTTAGGTGTGACCCAAGACGGGTCAAGCCCGCTCAGCGCAAACCAAATCTCTGGCGGTAAGGCTAAGACAATCTACAGGGATAATGTGGACTATTACCAAGCAAAAATCCGTAGCCGTGACTACAGCGCAGGACATTGGTCGCTGACTCGCAGGCGAAGGAATGAGTGGCTGCGGTAGACTGGACTAATGGCAATCACTAACGGATACGCAACCCTAGCCCAGGTCAAAGCGGCACTTCGCATTGAGGACAACATTGACGATACGCTCATTGAGCTTGCTATCGAGTCAGCCTCACGCGAGATTGACGGTTACACAGACAGAGTGTTCTACGATGTTGGAACCGATACTCGAATCTACGTGCCGACAGATAGTTTCACGGTACAGATTGATGACCTACAAACCCTGACTACTCTCAAGACTTCGCCTAGTGGTGACGGTTTCACTGAAACTTGGACTGCCACCGATTACCAGCTTGAGCCTTTGAACGGACAGGCTGGTGGTGTTCCAACCCCGTTCACAAGAATACGCGCGATTGGCGATTACGTATTCCCTATCTGGAACCCTCGCGTAACTGATGCTTACGAAGCAACTGTGCAGGTGGTTGGAGACTTTGGGTTTGCCTCTGTGCCTACTGAGATTGTTCAGGCAACTATTCTCCTGGCGATGCGACAGTTCAAACGCTACGACTCCCCGCTCGGCGTGGCAGGGTTCGGGGATCTAGGCGCTATGCGTGTCACCAAGTTCGACCCAGATGTCGAAGCTCTCGTTGCTCCGTGGCGTAAAGTGAGGATGGCGTGACAATCCAAGATATGAGAGATGGTCTTGGTACCAATCTCAGAACTATCTCAGGGTTGCGTGTAAGCGAGGAGATCCCCGACCAGGTAAACCCGCCTATGGCTGTGATTAGCTTGACCACGGTTGAGTTTGACCAGGCTTTCCAGCGCGGGCTAACAATCTACCGTTTCCTTGTGACGCTTATCGCTTCACGGGCATCTGACCGTTGGGCACAAATCAAGTTAGATGGTTATTGTTCTAACGGTTCCGATAGTGTCAAGAACGCTATTGAGTCTGACAAAACTTTAGGCGGTGCAGCATTTGATGTGCGTGTGACCGAAATGGGCAACATTGGTACGATATCATTAGATGAGTCAATGTACTTGGCAGCCGAGTTTTCGGTTGACGTTTTTGCAGATTAGGAGATAACGTGGCAAAGTTTGTCGCAACAGATTACGAGATTACGATTGACGGCACGGACTTCAGCACGAGCCTTGCTGCCGTTACTCTTGATGTCAGCGTAGATGAGCAGGAAACAACCGCTTTCGGGAACTCATTCCGGACCCGTATCGGCGGACTGAAAGATGCTTCCGTTACGCTCGACTTCCACCAGGACTTTGCTTCGAGCGGTGTGGACGAAACTTTGTTCGCTGCGCTCGGTACTGATGTGGCAGTTGTCATCAAGCCAACCTCCGAGGCGATTAGCGCCACCAACCCAAGCTATTCGTTCAACGCTTTGGTTACCCAGACCCAGCCGTTTGCTTCCTCCGTTGGAGATCTTGCAACGCTGTCTGTGACCTGGCCAGTGAACGGTGCGGTAACGAGAGCTACGGCGTAACAAGATGATTATCAACCTACAGATTAGCTACTCCGACAACACCACAAAGGAAATCGCCGCGAAGGCAGCAGACATTGTTGCGTTCGAGGAACGATACGACATTTCGATGGTGAACCTGCAAAAAGAGGTTCGGCTAACCCACTTGTTGTTCTTGGCTTGGCACGCAGAGAAACGATCTGGCGCTACTAAGGACGAGTTCGACAAGTGGGTCGAATCTGTTGAGGGTGTCGAGGCTGTAGATCCAAAAAAATAGTTCCGCTCGGTGACCAGTCCGCGCATTGGATGATTGCCAGTCTTGCGTGGGAAATGAAAGTGTCCCCGAACGAGCTAATGGATCTTTCGCCTCGGATGCTATACACCTTGCAAAAGGTCTGGGAGGGACAGGTCAAACGAGCCAATAAGCGGAGATAGCCAACGGTACAATAGTAAAGACGATTGGGGCTGTCTATGATTGACCAGAAGATTGACGCTGGTTCGTTCAAGCAGCTCAAAGCTGAGTTTCGTCAGCTTGACCGTGAGGTTCAGAAAGAAACCAAGAACGGTATCAAAAAATCAATCGGTAATGTTACTTCGCTGATGCAAGGCGAGATCAACTCTATTCGCCCTGACGCTCCAATGAGTGGTATGGCTAGTGGTAGCAAGCTCAACCAGTGGAGATCCCCGAATGTGAAACCGTCTCTGCGTTTGTCTGCGGGGCCTGGTAAACCGGTGGCGATGATTACCGCATCTGGCAAGAGTGGCTACAAGCGAATGTTTGCTATCACTGAGCGGGCTGGTTCTCGTTCCTCTGGTTTCACAGACCGAGGCAAGCGTATGATCCGTGTGCTAGAGGATGGTAACAAGCTGGTCAAGGGCAAGGGTGGTCGTTATGCTTTCCGCGCATATATGAAATACCGACCCAAGTTGCACGATGCTGTAGAGCGGGAACTGAACGGGTTAGCAAGACGAGTAAATGTGAGGCTCAAGAGTGGCTCGTAACGTATCCCAGATCACAATCCCGATCAAGTACATCACTAACACAAAGGCACTTGGTCAGGCACAGTCAAAGTTTGCCAAGTTCGGTGGCGCTGTAGCGAGTATTGCTGCTGCTTCCACGGCTGCGATAGCTGGTATTGGTGCTGCTGCTGTCAAGATGTCTGCCGAGTTCGAGACTAACTTTGCGAAAATCCAGGGTTTGGTGGGTGTTGCAGCTAAGGATCTAGGCGAACTTGAGGATGCAGCTCGACGGCTTGGCCCACAGTTTGGAAAGTCTGCTAACGAGGCTGCTGAGGCTTTGTTCTTCATTACCTCAGCTGGTCTACGCGGTAAAGATGCTGTCAATGTGTTGGAGGCGTCACTTAAGGGTGCAGCTATTGGTCTAGGCGAAACTAAGACTATTGCTGACCTAGCCACTTCGGCTGTGAACGCTTACGGTGCAGCGAACCTAAACGGTAGCCAAGCAGTTGATGTTCTTACTGAGGCTGTCCGTCTTGGAAAGCTGGAACCGGAGGAACTGGCTCAGTCTATGGGTCAGGTGTTGCCTATTGCATCGAACTTGGGCGTATCGTTCCAAGAGGTCGGTGCTGCTATGGCTGGTATGTCAAAGACCGGTACAAATGCAGCGACAGCATCCACCCAGCTCCGAGGGATCCTAAACACTCTTGCTAAACCAACTGAGGGTGCTAAGGATGCGCTCGCTAACTACGGGACTTCGGCAGCTGAGCTACGCCAACAGATTGTAGATGAGGGATTGTTCGCAACCCTCAAGACTTTGACTGAGCTATTTGACGGAAATATCGAAGCAACTACCGAGGTGTTCGGTAATGTGCGGGCTTTGTCTGGTGTGCTCGACCTGATGGGTGCGAGCGCGGAGGATAACGAAAAGTTGTTCGCCCAGATGACAGATGGTGTGGGTGTTCTTGACGAGGCGCTAGAGATTACAGCTGATACTGGTCAGTTCAAGTTCAATAAGGCGATGGAGACTATCAAGGCATCACTGTTGCCTGTAGGTGACACGCTACTTGGTATCAGTAGCGATCTGCTCGATTCGCTAATGCCTACTATCGCCAGCTTGGGAACTGTATTCGAGGACACATTCGAGTCGTTTGCCCCAGCACTAGATGAACTATTTGGGTTGCTCCCTGGTCTCATAGATGCGTTCCTGCCACTCTTGCCCGTGATGGGCGATATCGCAACTATCGTTCTAGATCTAGTATCGGCACTATTACCTCCGTTCGTACAAGCACTCAATGATTTGATGCCATTATTTGAGTCGCTCACTGAGCTTGTAGGAATGTTAGTTGTGCCGTTAGCGGAGATGCTAGCTCCGGTACTAGGTGACATTTTCGAGGCTGTGGGCAGGATTATCGAGGCAGCCCTGCCAGTGTTCATTACTCTAATGGAGACACTCATTCCGATTGTGCTTGAGGTTGTCGAAATGTTCCTGCCATTACTTGACTATGTTCTCCCGTTACTGGAAGCGCTACTGGTGGATGTTGTTGTTCCTGCGCTGGGGATCCTAGCCGAGGTGCTTTCAGTAGTCCTGCCTGCTGCGATGGCGATATTTATGGAACTCGGCTTGGGTCGAGGTATCCAGGCTATGGGTAACTTTGCTGATGACTTTGGCAACCTTGTCTACGCTATCCGCACGGGCTGGGCAAAGGGTTTCAATACAATGATTGACTTCCTTGAGAACTGGATCAACAACGCTATCCGTAGCCTGAACTGGTTTATTGAGAAAGCTAACTCATTACCCGGTGTGCAGATTGACTTCCAGGCTCAAGAGATCACACTAGACAGGCTTGCTATACCTGGTCGGTTCGACAATATGCGCTTCGGTGATGTGGACACTAGCGGGGTTCGTGATGTCCTCGATAGGTATAGTGCTGCCCGCGATGCAAGTGTGGCTAGTGTTAGCGATGTTGTGTCCCGTGGCAACCTAATGGGGACACAGTTTGGCACAACCTATGGTGCGCTTGGAAGCAATATCAACCAGGCTAGTGCCCGCCGACAACTACGCGACAGGTTTGGGATTGAGAACTTTTTTGCTGAGGGCGGTATTGTGCGCCGACCTGTCGTTGGAATGGTGGGCGAGGCTGGACCGGAGGCGATTATCCCGCTGAACAAAGCTGGTTCTATGGGTGCCACTTACAACATTACGGTGAACGCTGGTATGGGTGCTGACGGTACTCGTATTGGTGAACAGATTATCAAGGAAATCAAACGGTACGAGCGTCACTCAGGTCCCGTATTCGCTAAAGCGTAAAGGTACAATTACACTATGGTAACTAGACTTACGGGCGGGCTCACTCCCGCAGATGGCGGTGATCCCCGCACGTTCCCCGCTATCTGGAACTCGACAGCCACAGTCATCGAAAGTAATGAGTCAGGGCTGACTACAGCGCAGTCAAACATTGCTACGCTTCAAACCGATGTAGATGCGGCAGAACTAAACATCACAAGTTTACAATCTGATGTAAGTACAGCGCAGTCTGACATCACCTCGGCGCAGTCTGACATCACGACGCTGCAGTCAGATATGACTACGGCACAGTCTGACATCACGACTTTACAAGGTCAGGTTGGCGCGACTGAGTTGTTCAAGTGTGGTTTTTTGGATAACATAAGTATGAACGGCACAACGGATGACGTGGCTGTATTCGATACGGCTAATGAGATTCTGAACGTTGGTTCGTTCACCTTCACCACTTCTGCCATTACTGTGCCCACGACTGGCGTTTATATGGTGTCTTGGGCTATTTATATGGACAGCACTGTCGAACGAGCCAACCCCGGTATAGGCTTGCGTGTGAACTCCGCTGACGAGGATAGCATTTTTACAGCCCATTCTTATATAAGGAACACAGCTGGACATGGTGAGGTTACTTCGAATGCTAGCGGGCTAATCAGTTTGAGCGCTAACGACACAGTTGGTTTGAGGACTCTGCCGTTGGCAACTGTAGGTACCGTTCGGACAAACAATACTTACGGCTCGTTCAGCTTGTATCGTGTCGGGTCTGCCAGCTAAACAATGGCTACGACCTGGGCAGGCTTATCTGACACCTGGGCGGGCTTAGACGATTCTTGGCGTGGCCCGTTCGACAACACCCTTGAGGTATTCCTTGAGATTGTTGAGGGATTTATCCTGGATGACCCTGTAGCTGGTGTGTTAGACAACCCGAACTACACGCTTGGCGGGGAAGCATTTGCTGACATTTCAGACTACTTGATAGATGTTTCGGTGGCCAGAGGCAAGTCTCGTGATCTAGACCGTTTTTCGTCGGGCACTGTGTCAATCGCGCTAAATAATGAGGAGCGCACCTTTGACCCAAACTATGTTTCTGGACCATATTACGGGCAGATTGTTCCGCGCCGAAAAATCAGGATCCTCAAATCTAGCCTGCCAATATTCTATGGCGTTATTGACGACTGGAACTTTGCGTATGACCCGAGTAATGGATCAAAAGCAGAGATTGTAGCAACAGATGACTTTACTTTGCTTGCTCGGCAATCCTACTCTGCCACCTCAATAACCCAACTGTCAGGTGCCCGCGTCAGCGCCGTTCTCGACTCTAATGGGGTGTTATGGCCAGAGAGCGAAAGAGAGATCTCAGAGGGAATATCAGAGCTTGGGCCGGATGTTTTTGACGGTAACGCCCTCGAATATTTGCAAAAAATAGAAACTTCGGAGCAGGGTGCGCTATTTATTGGCAAGGATGGCAAACTTGTATTCAAAAGCAGGAGTGATGCTACACCCACAAGCCAAACACTTTTGACCTTCGCTGATGATGGGACAGGCATCCCGTTTAGTTCAGTACAGGTGAACTACGGGACAGAGTTACTTGTCAATACGGTAACGGCTACGTCTGATGCTGGGAGTGCCACCGCACAAAATCAGCGATCCCGGATCTCGTATGGTGTCAGCTCTGAAAATATTGAAACACTTATGTCAACTCAGGAACAGCTTACAAATTTGGCTGACTTTATTGTTTCTCGTTTTGGGGATCCCGAGTATCGGTTTGGTGGCTTGACCCTGAACCTAGACACTTTGACAAGCAGCCAGAAGTACGATGTATTAGAACTTGACCTTGGTGATGTGGTTCTAATCAAGTACACACCGAATGGATTAGGTGACCCCATAATCCAGTACGGCGAGATTATCAAACTTGATAACCAGGTAACCCAAATTCGTCACGATATTAGAATCGGCGTATCGGCGCTTGATTGGACTTTCCTAGTATTGAACGATGCCTTGTTCGGTACACTTGATAATAACCACTTAGCATTCTAGGGAGCGAAATGGCTGGCGCAGGATTCAAAGACTTTCAGGCAGGTGACATTCTCACCGCAGCTGAGGTAGACACTTATTTGATGCAACAAACCATCATGGTATTTACTGACTCGGCTGCTCGTGATACTGCGATCACCGCCCCCAGTGAGGGTATGTTTTGCTTTCTTAAGGATACTGACGCGGTAGAATACTATACGGGTTCGTCTTGGACACCGTTTACTACCGGTGGCGGTGGCGGGTTTGAGAATGTATTTATGTTGATGGGAGCATAACGAAATGGCTAGTTCGTATAAGACTTTGGGGCAGTTCGATGTAACCTCGGCAACACTTCAAGATATTTACACCGTGCCCTCTGCTACTGAGGCTGTGTTGTCTACTATCGTGATTGCTAATCGGGCGGCAACGACAGACACTTTTAGGATTGCTATTCGCACAGACGGCGATGCTATTTCTAACAAACATTACATCGCTTATGATGTCACGGTTCAAGGTAATGACTCTGTTGCTTTGACTATGGGTGTCACCATTCAGGCTACAGATGTGGTGTCGGTTTCTGGAACAGGCAGTTCGGCGCTATCGGTCAATCTGTTCGGCTCTGAGATCACAGTCTAGGTTGGGCTATGGCTGTCATTAGGGCGAGTCAGTCCAACATTCAATCCCCTGTCCGTTACAACAATATGGGCACTGTTGCTCGTTCTTGGGGTGCCGGTTCGGGCGGGACTGAGGTCACAACTGGCGGTTACAAGTATCATACTTTTACAACTGTGGGTGACAACTCTTTCACGGTGACAACTCCCGGCAAGTTCGAGTATCTGCTTGTTGCCGGTGGCGGTGGCGGTGGCTCTGGTAGTCAAGCTGGCGGTGGTGCCGGTGGTTTGTTAAATGGTTTTGTGGAACTACCAGCTGGGGCTGTGAACATTCGTGTTGGCAACAAAGGTGAAAATGGTTTTGGTAGACCAGTGTTTACGAGCAACTCCACGTCGCAGGGGCATAACGGTGGTCATACTTTTTTGGGTGACAGCATTATTGCTATCAACGGTGGCGGTGCGGCTCGCGGGGATGGTGGTTCCGGTGGCGGTAGTAACCTCAAGGGTATTGTCGGGCAAGGCAACGACGGCGGTACCTACGGTGGTGGCGGTGCTGGTCAAGCAGGTGATGTTCGTGGCAGTGGCTCGGGCGGGCACGGTCTGGCATTCAATGATTGGGCTATCGCTACAAGCACTGGTGAACTCAATGCTGGTGATTATTATTATGCTGGCGGTGGCGAGGGTCAAAGTTCTAACTCTGGCGGTGGCTACGGTGGCGGTGGCGAGCGGGGCAACCCAGGGACAGCTGGTGTTGCGAACACCGGTGGCGGTGGCGGTTCCGGTAACGGCGGTGCCGAGAACTTTATTGCCTCTGGCGGTGACGGCGGTACTGGTATCGCGATTGTGAGGTATGCGGTATGACAACCTTGATTACTTTTGCTCAGGTCAATATGTCTGACGGGTCTATCTCATTCGTAGATTCGTTGCCGTCAAAAGAGCAACTGATTGCCTTTGGTGTTCCTGAAACTATTTTGCCAGATGGGGAACTGACGCGACACAATATGATTGCTTCTGGTCTAACCAGCTCACTTGAGTTGCGGGTTGGTTATGTCAGTTCTGAAGCTACGGTTGAGTTCGACGGCTTAGGCGTTTCTGTGATTATGGATGTTGATGGTGTCGAAGAGGATTCAAGAGAGTATCCGAGGGTTGGATCTCCATCGCCAGAGCGGTCTGATTCTGAGTATGTTACGGCGTTCACTTTCAATAGGCTAACGGCTGGCTCGGTTTACCGCTTCACAGTTAACAACACAAACTCTGGCGAAACTTTGTCCGGCGAGTTTGTGATTGACGGGATTGCGCCAGACCCCGAGCCAGAGGCGTAACCAATGAAACTGGTTCAGCCCTGGCCAGAGGGATACACAATCAACGCTAGATCTCCCTACGGCCCACGAGTTCACCCGATAACAGGCAAGCCCAAGTTCCATCACGGGGTTGATGTGGCATTACCTGTTGGCACTGAGCTTAGATCCCCTGCTGACGGGACAGTTGTACACTTAGGTAATAGTTCGTCCGGCGGGTTTACCTTGATTGTTCGCCACGAGGGAGATATACACACCGTCTATTACCATCTTCAGAAGCCATCAGAGCGCCGTAGAGGCGAAAAAGTGTCTACTGGTGAGGTAATAGCTCACTCAGGCAATACTGGCGCGTCTACGGGTCCGCATCTGCATTTCGAGGTTAGGAACTCGCGCAAGTGGGGAGACAGTACAGATCCAGTGCCCTACCTGACAGAGCCTGTAAAGATCCCTGAGCCTGTCAAAGTTACTGAACCTGTGAAACCTAAACCGGCGCAACCTAAACCAACCCTGCCGATGAGTGCTAGGCTCGCCCGATTCTTTCAGATAAGGCGGGCACTCAAATGAGTGACGAAACAACGGAAACATCAGGCGTTAGGGTGTCAATGCGCGACATTTACAATGAGGTCCAGAGGCAGGGCAGGCTACTCGAAAAGATTGCTAATGCCCTACCTGACTCGGAGGACAAAATCGAGGATCACGAGATTCGGATTAGGAAACTTGAGATGCGGATGTGGCAGGCTATTGGTGGGTTTGGTCTGCTCGCAGCTGTAGTGGGTCCGATTATGGCGTTGGTGACAGCGTGAAATCTAAACCAAGCTGGCGTATCCGTAGACGATACATTTTTGCTGCGTTCTGTTTAGGCGGGCTAATGCTAGTTGCCGGTAGCGTAGCTGTGCTGCTCAACCACGATAGCGCGACTAGCGATCTAATCACAGGCGGAGTTGCCCTAGTCACGCTAATATTGACAAGCTACATTTTTGGTGCAGTGTGGGAAGACAAATCGAAATATACGAAAGACGAGGAAAATCCTGATGGATAAGCTCAAAGCATACGCCGATTATTCGGTAGAGAGAGCAATCAAGACTTTGGCACAGACCGCCATCGCGACTATTGGTGTTGGCGCTGTGGGCATCCTTGATGTGGATTGGTTGAACGTGCTCAGCGTGTCGGCCCTTGCCGGTGTTATGTCCCTGCTGACTTCGGTGCTACAGTATGACAAGGGACAGGCAAAGTGACAGAGCCGGACGAATATGAGGTGCCGGTAGATCCATACGAACTGGTAATGTGCGACAGTTGCCAGTAAGATAGGACAAGACTTGACCCCGGCTGGCGATCCTCCGTTCCGTTAGCCGGGGTCGTTCTTTGTCTAGTCTGTCCATACCTGGATGGTTCGCTTAGATACACCAACCAGGGAAGCGATACGCTGTGCTGACCAGCCTGCCTGTCTAGCGAGCTTTGCTCCCTCGGCTAGTTCAGTCTTCGCATCTTTGGCTGCCTGACAGTGGATCTTAGAGATCTCTGCCCACGAGGTCAGGAGCTTGGTCAGGTCTTGCTCTTTGATATCAGTAGTCATAGTGTTCGCTTTCCAGTAGTTTGTTGATGTAGTTCTCGCTGTCAATAGGTCGCTCTGCCCAACACTTGAGGGCATCTGCAATGTAATCCATTTCGAGGTGTCCGAAGTGTAGCTGGTGGTGTTTCTCGGCTCGGAAGATTAGCTCGCCAAATTGTTCCCGTGTGTAGCCGACTAGATCTAGGAACAAGTGGAACGGCTTGTATGGTGTACCGAACTCGTTGCCTACTGACCAGCGGTAGAGGGCGAGGATTGGCTGTAGTTTCTCTGGAACCTTGTCAATGTCGGTTAGGTCATCGTGGGTTGTCAGCTCGTCTAACATTCTAGATAACCTCTGCAATTTCGACTGTGTACCGCTCGGGTCCGTATCCGAGTGCCTTTGCGTGGCTGTGGGCTGACGCTGCTTCATCGGCTGCCTGGCTCATCGTGGGGACTTCCTTGTCCAGTAACACTAGATCCGCGTTGTGTCCGTTGATAGTGTTTAGGTGGGTGTAGGTGATCTTGTACATTTGCTCTGTCTCCGTTTCTTTGGGGTAGTTCCCCTTGATATCTCAAGGCTACTACCTAGCCACGGGTTTGTCTAGTTCGTGGGCAATTTTTTTTGACAATTTTTTTGTGAAAATGTCCTAGACAAAGACAAGGCTATAGAGTAGCCTCAGACATAACCCAACAGAACGGAGTAAATAATGGGTTACTTTAAGAACCAGGAACTAGAGCAGGTTATCGAGGAACCAGACAGGATCCTCAAAGAACCGACGGGCAGGCTATTTGAGAAACCTGCTGAGGCACTACTACTCAGACGGGATCTCAGGAACCGTCACCGTGAAACATATCGAGCACCAGAACATTGGGTCGTAACAAACTTTGATATGGCTTTGCTCTGGACAACAGTACCGATGTCATTCATACTCGGTCTTTGTGTCGGCATTCTCTTGTCACTAACCGAGGTGATCTAATGAGCTCAACAATCGGGTGGCTGACAGTATTTGTCGGAGCGATGATCGGCGTAGTACCAACTATGGTCTACCAAGTCTGGAACGGGGCAAGCCTGTTGGGACTAATCATTGTGGGAGTGGGATCCTACTTTGTAACGAAAGGACAGTTCAACGATGTATGACTTGCAGATTGAGGGCAGGTTGATCCGTGTCAAACCACAAGGCGCGGTGTGGTCAGAAAAGGATGGTTGGATTGAGCTAGAGCGGGCGCAAGCCAAGAGCTTGGTGGAAGCAATCCAAGAGCACCGTACCTGGGCTGACGAAGAAACCGAGCCAGAAGATGGGTGAGGTAATAACGCTAATGCCAAACGATCAGTACAGCCTGGTCGTGGACCGAACCAAAGATGGTTATTACGCCATATGGAATGTGAACGGTGAAACGATGTGGGAGTTCGAGACCACATCGCTAGACGAACTCAAGATATTCGCATCAAATATGTTAGGACGGATTGATGTTACATTCGGACCGCTTTCTGGCGCATAAGGCATTGAACTTTGACTCGTGGGCTGAGGCTCGCAAGTCAGGTGTCACAGCGACAGAGGTGGCGCGAGCTGCCACAAAGTCAGGGTTTCGGGATATGGTGGCAGAGTTTGAGACACCACCAGAACCATACGATAATCCGTATATGGAGTTTGGTCGGAACACAGAGGGACCGATTAGCTTGTGGCTCAAAGACGAGCTGGGGATCTTCCCGAATGAGTGGCTTATTGCTCACGAGAATATGGTCCACCTTGCTACACCTGATGGGTTGTCCCTTGACCATACTGTGATCTCTGAAATCAAGACCACGGGCAAGGACTTCGATGGAAAGATCCCTATCGCCTACCAGCGCCAGGTGCAGTGGCAACTGTATGTCACAGGTGCTGAGTATTGTGTATTTGCCTGGATGTTACGGGTAGATGCTGGCGGGGGATACTTCCAGCCAGGATGGATCGAACCAAAGATAATGCTTGTGTATCCGTCACGGGACACAATCGAGGATCTAATAGATGTAGCCAACCGGCTATGGGATATCAAGCGCGAGTTGCTTGGAAAGAATGGAGGAAAGTAATGCCACAGTTCAACATCAACGAGTATGACACGGTAGAAACTAGGCTGGCTCGGTTCCACGAGGACTACCCAGACGGGCGTGTGGTCAGCTACGAGGTAACAACCGAGGAAGATAGGGCACGAGGTTACTGGGTTGTGCGGAGTCAGATCTTCACTGACCACGAAGATCAGCACGCTAACTGTCCCAAAGCCACAGGTTACGCCTTTGAGATTGAGGGCGGGGCAGGTGCCAACAAGACGGCAGCCCTCGAAAATGCAGAAACCTCGGCAATCGGCAGAGCACTTGCCAATATGGGTTACTCGGGTCGAAAGCGACCAACCCAGACTGAAATGCGTAAGGTAGCGCGGGCGGAAAAGCCGATACCGCCAGAGTTCATCGAGTCTGTGTCTACGGCGGAAAATCGTGCCGACCTTGATAAGCTCTACGCAACAGCTGTCGAGAATGGTTGGGCGGAGGATACGCTCAAGATATTCCAGGCTCGTAGCAAAGTTATCGGAGGCAAGTAATGGTGACCGAAGCTAAATGGATTGAACACGCAACAGAGCAGGGCATCAACGCGGATTTGTTAGAGGTGGCTGAGGATTATATTGACCACCTGAGCAGGGGCGAGATGACCTGGCGGGATTATTATCAGGAGGTCAATACAGTTGTCTACCAACAGCAACCTGACTCCCGCTGAGGTTGTTTCTACGCTCTCTCGTATCGGCAAGGATATTGACGATGCAACTGAGGATCTAGCCCAGGCAGATGCGAAGGTTGTGCTGGCGCGTAGGAACTTTGAGCGTGACTATGCGAGGGTGTTCCTGAGTACCGAGGGAGCGATGGAAATCCGTAAATATACGGCTCGGCTTGCTACCGATGACGAGAACTTTGCTCTTGAGTGTGCTGAGCAGGAACAGCGGGCTATCGTGTCGAAAATCCGTGCCCTACGAGACCGCCTAGAGATTGGTCGTTCGATTAGCGCAATTATGAGAATGGAATGGGCTAACCAGTAAACTGGATGTATGAGCGGGAGCACATCCAGGCGCAAAGGCAATCGTGCTGAGGTCGCTGTAGTCAATCTACTGCGCGAGCACGGGTATGACGTTGAGACATCACGGGCAGCTCGTGGCGGTTACCAGTCAGGTGCTGACATTGTGGGGGACTTCCCTATGGTGATTGAGGTCAAGAACCAAGCCAAGTTAGATCTAGCAGGTTGGTGGACTCAGGCTGAGTACCAGGCTAATGGCAAGTTGCCTGTGGTGATCCATAAGCGTGTCGGAAAATCCGACCCTGCCGAGTGGTGGGTCACGATGGATGTCCAAACTTTGTTACGCTTGCTCGGTGAACCAGAAGCAGTTTCAGAGATACCTTGACCGTGATGGTGGTTGTGTCCACTGTGGTCAAACAGAGTCGGTGTCACCGCATCACAGACTGAACCGTGGTATGGGCGGGAGCAAGGTGCGTGATGTCCCGTCAAATATCATCGTGATTTGTTCAGAGCTCAACTCGCGTATGGAGTCGGACTACGGTACAGCACAGCGAGCGAAGCTGATGGGTTGGAAACTATCGGCAGGCGCTGACCCGTTAGAGATCCCTGTCCGACATTACTCCGGTGAGTGGCGCTTGCTAGATAACGCATTTGGATTTGTCCAAAATGTTGGTGATAATAATCGTGTCAGATTAGACAATCTGATCAGGTGAGGTATAACTAGAGAATACTTGGAACGGAGATCAGGTGCTAATCAGAGGACACCACGAGTTTGACGGACAGTTTACCCAGGTGCCGAACAGCTGGCTTAGAGATCCCAGCATTTCGCTCGGCGCTAAGGGACTGATTGCCCAGCTAATGTCACACACACCAGGCTGGACTGTGACGATACAAGGCTTGGCTAAACAGAACGAGTGTGGGAAAGACAGAATCCGCACTTACATTCGTGAGCTACAGGAGGCAGGCTATCTTCACCGGAGCGAGCAACAGCGCCACAATGACAAGGGACACCTGGTTGGTTACGACTACATAACCCAAGATCCACCTTTGGCGGGTTATCCTACTAAGGCTCAACCTACTAAGGCTCAGCCTACTAAGGAAAATCCTACACATAAGAACACTATTGAACAGAAAACTATTCAGAAGAATACTTATGACTCAGAGGACTTCGACAAGTTCTGGGAGATCTACCCAAGCAGGCTAGGCAAAGGCGAGGCACGAGTGGCATTCGTCAAGGCTGTGTCAAAGGCAGGGTTAGACTCAGTTATGGACGGAGTTCAGAGGTTGGCATCAGATCCTAATCTGCCACCCAAGCAATATATACCTCGCCCCGCTACCTGGCTCAACCAGGAACGGTGGGACGATGATCCCTACCCACCGAGGGCAGGGAAGAAACAGGAAACCAAGCGTCTGATTGACGAGTGGGCAAGAACGGAGGAACAATGAACGACCCAATACGCGATTACCTCATAGAGGTGCGCGAGGAACTGTACCGGCTAGCCGATGGACACGATGTCTGTTTCGAGAACTACAGCGAGGACTGTCAGTTCGACAAGATGCGCGAAGCGGGGGATCTCTTGGACGAGATAATTGTTTACCGGACACCATTCACCGTGGATTATGACCGGATCAACAAGATGCACAAGGAACAGGAGGCAGCTAATGGCTGAGGTTAAGTGGGACATCGAGTTGTGTGATTGGTGTTTGAAGATAGCGAACTGTCGGTTCGTACCCGAGCAAGATGGTTTCTTTTGCCAGGAGTGTCAGAAATGAACCTCACTGAAACAAAGGAACTGCTAGCTAAAATCGCAGCAGTAGACAATCGGGATCTCTCTGAGATTACAGCCAAAGCCTGGTACGAGGTTATCGGCTCACTTAGTTACACGGTAGCTGACAAGGCACTTATGCTTGCCCGCCAGGATCCTCGGATCAACTGGCTGGAACCAAAGCACATCCTGGAAAAGTCAAGGGATGCTATCTCACAGCTCAATCGTGAGGAAGCACTAAACCAGGAACCAGAGGAAACCTCCTGGAAAGCAGTGGACAAACCAAGTAACTATGACGAGATGGTCACGTTCTACCGTGAACTGTACAAGGTGGCTCCGTGGGATCCCTACACCAGGACAGGTTCCTACACGGCTGGCAGTAACTACAGCAGACCTCGGCAAATCACAAGGCTAGTTAGCGAAGCTGAGCTACAGAGTCGGGTACAACAGTCAGCTGACAAGGTTGGTTGGACAGTTCCGGTGGCGAGATGGGATTAGATCACGCCGAGTTGTACGGGATAGATCTAGACCAGTTGCGCCACGAGAGATTTGATAGTTTGCAACATTACAGAATGGTGAGGTGGCACTATAAACGGGTCGAGGAATGGTGGGACTGGATGGCGCGACACACCGAACAGAATGTCCCCGCGTCAATAGACTCCAGTATGATAACAAGCACCGAAAAGAACGGAAACTAATGGCAATAACAACTAACGCGCTAGAGCTGGCCAGGATTGTCGAGACATTCTTGGTCGAGTTACAGGACCACCACTTTATTGGGCCTTGTGATTGTTGTGGGTTCCCAGTTCCTGCTCCATTCGTGGATGAGGGAACCGGAGAGCTGCTTTGTCGTAACTGTCGAATCGCACACCAGAACGGAGAACACTAATGGCATTTGTCAATATCCAAAAAGCACAAGTCGAACGCATTATTCAGGACAAGGGGTTCGTAGCTGTCGAGAGCTACACCACTCGGAATGGTGAGGAAAAGCAAACTAAGTACACGATCTGGACTGACAACCCAAACGAGATCCCTGGTGAGGGTGTCATCGTGAACGTGTCAGGAGCGCTCTCGGTGAGAGTACAAGAATTCGTGAACGATGAGCAGGAAACTGTACAGTTCGCCCAGATCCATGTGAACCGACCCAAGATCACGCTGGTTGATATGCCAGCGACAGCACCACAGACAGCCCGTGACATAGCACCTCCGTCACTCGACTTTGAAGCGCCATTCTGATGCAAAAGATATTCACCAACATTGTCGTGTTACTAATGTCAGTGACTTACTTCCTGTTGGCGATCCAAGCCGAGATTGTCACAAAGGTACTTGGGTTCATATTCGGTGGATTACTGGCATTAGCACTTCTGAGAGCAACCTTTGAACAAGTTAGGACCAAAGACGATGCTTGAGAACCTACAGCCACCAGACCAGAGCCGAAGCTGTCGCATAGGATTGATCCTGTCTGAGCTAGACGAGGCAGATCGAACTATCCTGATTGACGCTTTGGCTGACCAAGCAAGATGGTCATCACACGCGCTAATGGTTGCATTGAAAGAGCGGGGAGTGCAGGTGAGCATCCACCCAATCATCAACCATAGGCGGGGAATCTGTAAATGCTCGAAAATCTGACACCTGCCGACAAAATCACTTCGCACCCGTCAATCCGTGTCGGTGTTGAGTTTGATGGAAGCGAAGGCTGGGGACAAACCCCAGGGCTAACCTCAGAACCTGAGTCATTTGACGAGTTCTTACAGGATGCTGGTATTGACCCTGACGGTATCGAGGTCATTCCACCGGTTAGAACCTCACGCTGGCAACAGCAAAAAGATGGTGAACTGGTCTGGCTTACCTCGTACCGCTTCAACTTCCGTAAGCGCTCGACAGCTATAGATCTCCCGCTACTAGCTAAGGAAGCAGAGTCAAAGCTCAGGAAGCCACCAAAGGCTAAACGGAAAGACTCGGCGCTTATAATCCTCTGGTCAGATCTACAGGTCGGCAAGGTGGACATCAACGGTGGCGTGGCGGATCTGTACCAGCGTGTTGCTGATACACACCACGAGCTGTTGGCTGTGATTGACCGAGAGAAACCAAGCAAGGTCATATTCGCTGACCTCGGGGACACTGTAGAGAACTTCGACAACAAGGCGAGTATGCAACAGCTTTACAGTAATGATCTCTCGATTATGGATCAGGTAGATCTAGCTACCACACTGGCTTGGCGCACCCTACGAGCTATTGCAGAGCAGGTTCCTGAGGTTACATATGTGTCAGTAGGATCTAATCATTGTCAGTGGCGCAAGAACGGTCAGGTTGTGGGCAAAGCAACCGATGATTGGGGCGTGTTTATTGGTAGACAGTTAGCGCGGTTAGCTCAGGAGAGCAGTGCAAATAATGTGCGCTTTGTCGAGCCTCAACCGCACGATGAGTCGCTGGCCCTTGATGTATTCGGTGACGGGTATCACATCCTCGGTGTAGTCCACGGACACCAGGCACGCAACTCTAATCTAGTGGCAGACTGGTGGAAGAAACAAGCGTTCGGCAACCAGCCTGTAGCCTCAGCAACAACCCTAATCCACGGGCATTTCCACCACCTGCGGATTGAAGAGCACGGTCAAACACCTGACGGCAACTCGCGCTTCGTGGTCGGAGCACCTACACTCGACAACGGATCTAACTGGTGGCGGAACATTTCAGGGGACGAGGCACCTCCTGGGCTCGCCTACCTGATTATGGAAAAACAGAAACCCTACACAGGAACGGTGTACAAAATCTGATGCGTGGCGATAAGGTAATCCTGTTCTGGTCAAAGTACGACCCTGCAATAGACACAGAGATTGGTGCCTGGCAGAGCCGAGAGATCTCATACAACCCCTCAGCAACCCTCACCTTACAAACACATTTGAGGTTCGGTCACGAGGTTACCCTGTACACATACCAGCGTATTCCGCAAGGTATCCCGTCAGAGGTGAACCTGGGTGATGCTTCAGAGATCTACCCAGCCACGGACGCTTGGGATGCCTTGACCCGAGGTCACGAGATTGCACATATCTCCGATCTAGTCCGTCTACGGGCAGCAGCTCAGGCTAACGGGCTAGTTGCCGATATGGACAGCCTCATCGTGAATGAGCTACCTGACCTTGACGGTTTCTTTTGTACAATACCTGCGAAAGCATCCGGTGGCGTGGCACGTAAATGGGGTAAATCAAATCCGCCGTTCCTCGTACACGATGGCAGCTGGGATGGCAAAGCCTTGTCCAACTTTCCGACAAAGGTAGGCGAGTCTATGAAACAACCTATCCTCGACCTTGCCGATGAGATCCAGCGCAGACTTGCTATTGTTCCTAAAAAAAACCATTACAGCGGTAACGGAAAAGGATCTGTTCTGATGGGTACCGACTGGAACTTTGTTATGCACGCACTCAAAGATATCTCTCACGATCTGCCCGATACAAAAGTGCTCCCACCAATCAAAGCTGGACCACTACCAGGATGGCTACCGCCACGAAAATGTTTCTCTATCGAGTCACCGACAAGGCTAACAGGGGAACACTTATCGTTCGGTTATCGCGTGCCCTCGATCCAGGAGATCCTTGACAACTCGTTCCTTGTACAGCACTACTTCGAGTCTGCTGCCCAAAAGGTTATACAAACAGAACGTCACGCATCTTTCTGGTACGACATTCCTGCGGACAGCCTCATCGGTGTAATCGCACAACAGACCGTGGGAGATAGGTGGCGCACACTCCTGCCGTCGTTAGCAACAACTAGCTAGGGATGTAACTCGTTCGCGGATACACACAAACCCAATGTCGCCTAGTAGCTTTATGAAACCCTGCCTTGACTGTGGCGTACTGTCACGAGGCTACCGTTGCCAAACACATCAGGCTGAAGCGAACAAACGGTATAGGAAACCTAGCTCGCCAGAGAGGGTAGCCAAGAAGCGGGCACTATACAACTCCGACTACCGGAAACGAGCTGCAATAGTTCGAGCTAACGCTACACACTGCCATATATGTGGTGGGGGAGCTAGGGCAGGGGATCCCTGGCAGGCAGACCATCTTTACCCAGGCAACCCAGAGTCACCGTTACTACCCGCCCACAGGTCTTGTAACCTGCGCAAAGGCGGAAAATCGCCAGTCTGAGCACCACAAAACGCCCACAGCACCCCCTCCCTACCCCAACATATAGAGGGGGTTGCAACCTAAA